TAATAGAATCTAATAATGATACAATTCTTTCTACAACATTTTCTAATATAGCATTTCCGAAATCAATCATATTTTGAACAGGATCATCAAAAGCTGCTTTAAAAAATTCCTTAACACTACCTAAATTTCCAAATATAAAATTGAAGAAATCATTGAAAGCTAATGACAATGTTTCAAACGTAATAGAGAAAAAGTCAGCTACCTTTTGGTTTTCATTTAGAACTTCTGTAAACTTTGCAAATCCTGCTACTATAAGTCCAATACCTAATGCTTTTAATGCACCACCTATTTTTCTTACACCTCCAGCAGTTTTATCAGATGCTTTTTCAACACTCTTTAAACTTTTTGCTGTTTCTTGATTTCCTTTTTTGACTTCTTTATTAAGATTAACTATTTCGTCTGTTAGGTTATCTACACCTTTTTCAGCTTTTTTAGTTTCTATGTCTAATTGGACTTGTATTACTTCTGCCATTTTATTTCTCTTTTTATTTGTTTAAATCCTTCTTTAAAGGTTTCAGCTAATTTATATTTGCCTTGTGCAATTCTAATGCTTTCTGTTTCTCCGTCTACTATTTTTAATAATTCTAATATATTTTTTATCATAATTTTATGGATTAAAACAAGCTATTGCTGTTATAGCTCCTGATGAATTTACTGTAAATTGACCTAATTGACCTGCTGAACATTTAGTAGTTGATGTTGAATCTCCATTTTGTGCATATGAACCAGAAGCTAAAGTAGTTTGTAAGGTTAAGTCTGTATAGATTACATCACCAACACCTAAATTAAACGCATTTCCTATTGATTCATCATAATAATATGTGTTAGTATAAGGATATGTTTGATAAACATTTGTAAGTGGCAAAGATTGACTTGTAGTTCCTATGTCGTCATTTAATAATTCTAAATTACTTTCTCCTGTAATTAGATTAGTAGTTAGATTATTCATTATATACCCTTCACCATTTATAAACACCCTATCATTCATATTTATTTTATATATAATTTTTAATGGTAGATATGCTTTTAATTTTGTTAATCTTCTTTTTTGGTTAAATATGTCTTGTATATATTCTAAATAATTTTCATAAAATAAAGTTCCTGTAAAATCTGTATCTAAACTATACTCATTTATTTCATTATAGAAGTTTATATTTTTTGTGCTTAATGAAGAAGATATACTTAAACTATTGCTTGGTATATAATAAGAGGTTAATTTAGAATGTGTTCCAGTTAAATTATCTAAAAAAGAAATTGGATATGTTGTAGATGTTTGCTTTATTGGATAAAATAATAAAGGTTTACCAAAGTATGCTTCTAAATTATCGTCTACAAAATATCCCCATTGTATTGTAGTTCTTGGAGCAGCTAATGTTGTGTTTACATCTACTAATCTTTCATACTGTAAATGTTCAAAAGGAAGTGTTACTTGATAAACAGGATTAGGAGCATCAAAATTGTTTCCTACTGTTGCGTTTCCTGTAAATTGTTCAGCTCCCCATCTTTTACCCTGTAGTTGTTCATATTGTAAAGCAAGTAATGTTCCTGTTCCTTCATAAGCAAATTCTATTTCTCTATATGGCAAAGCTACATTTACTTGACTTGAACTTACATCTATATATTTAGTTATGTCATAAGAAGTACCTTGTAAATAAAAGTCATTTAATTTTTGCACTTTAATTTTACCAAAGTCAGCATCTTGTGCATCACTTACATAATATGCAGTTAAATTAAACATCTTAAATAAACCTGTTAGAAAATCTATTATTTTCATATCAGGAATTTGTTCTGTAATAATAAATTCAAATGAAGCATTAGCATTAAACGTAAGTGTGTCATATGTATCAGTCCATCCTGAACCAGCTCCAGTATTATAACCTGACAATTCCCATTTTATTGAATCAAATGTCATACTTGTTGTTAATCTAATAATTACAGTATATGTAGCAGCATCCATATTCCCCATATCTCCAGCATCAAACGTTTGAGTACCTGTTAGATTTGTAAACGATGCCCATACAGTACCATTACGATTTATTATAACATCATAAGGTGTTGAATTACTTGCAGTATTAGGGTCTAATGTTAATTCTTGTTGAATACTGGGTAAATCAGTTCCATAAATAACTAAACCTGAACCATTAACCATACTTGTTCTATTAGTAGGTGCTGGTACACCAAATCCATCTACTAATACTGGAAATGTAGTAATTTGTTCTGAAGGTGCTACACTTCCTTTTTTTCTGTGTAGCCACATATACAGATTGTAAAATTCAGGATTTCCTGTGCTAAAAAAATCATCTGAAAAAACTAAAGATGGGTAACGAACTGTTATTGCTTCTATTATTTCATACAGTCTTATAGCATATTTTAAATCTTCCCAGTAAACTCCATTAGAATTTGAACCTCCTCCTGTATGCCAAAATAAATTACCATTGTTTGTTCCGTGTGTTTGTGAGTCGTAATATAATCTTGATCTTGTTCCATTTGCACCTGATGTTATTAAAGGACATAATATAGGATTAGTAGAATTTTGTAATCTTGCTTTTATAGTAGCTGCATCATAATTTAATTTATACTGATCCAAGTCATCTAAAGCACCAAGTTTGTCATCTCCTATTAAGTCTTTTATGTTTACTGTTTCACCAAAGAATGTAATACGATATGCATAAGGTTTATTTAGTTTTAAATCAACACCATCAAGTCTTATATAACCTTGCTTAAAAGTTATATTATTAAGTTCAATTAAAGCATCTACTTTATTCCTTGCATCAAACCCTCCTACGATATCAAAGTTGTAATAATGTTTGAATATTTGATTATTAGGTTTAGAAGCTGGAACTGTAAACGTTTGAGTAAATTCAGTAAATATTTTTGCAGGGTCTTTAATGTTTTGGATGGACTGATTAAATGAAACCTGTTCATCCTTAAATAAATCAATCCTTTCATTTGCTATATATAGTTGTAATTTCTGCATTATCTAACATTGTTTATATAATCTGCTGACAATTCAAAGTCAAATGTATATTCAATTAATTTGTCATTTAGTGATGTCTTTTGCACCATACTGCTTTTTGTAACATTAACAGGAACTACTTCTGTTTGGTCAGTTCTGTCATATAATTTATTTCTTGTAAGCCATACTTTTTCTGATAGCATTAATTGTTCAAACCATTGATTAGCCCATTCAGGATAATAACCAGAACTTAATGTAAATTTTTGATTTGCTACTGTATTGTAATCTTGTTTCGTATGTGTGTTTACATCGTAAGTTGTTGGAACTACATTTGTGTTTACTATATTTCTTTGAAATTTCTCTTGTTTTTTTGAAGTAGTATAAACTGTTTTTAAGAAAAACCAAACGTCTTGTAATGCTCCAAACTTATTTACAAAAGTAACTTTATGACCATCTCCATATTTACTACAATCAACTCTATGTATGTTAACCTGAACACCCATTGTTGTTCCTTGAATATCTGTATCAGTTCCACTATAAGAATAATATGTTAAAACACCACCTGCTGTTATTCCAGCCACTACACCTGCATATCCTACTGGAACATAAATATCACCTTGTGATGAAGGATATGGTTTTCTTGTAAACATTGTATTTGGAATACTTGTAAATGGTACTGCTGGATTTATTCCTTCCATAAACGTTCCATAACCATCATATCCTTTATCATTAAATGTAGCAGCATTAACTGCAGCACCACTTGCATTATATGCTCTTACTATTGTTTGTATTGTTAAATATTGTGAGGTATATGTTCCATCAAAAGTAATGTCTAAATAATCTCTACATAATTCTGCTATTTCAAATGTAACTTTATCTCCTGCAGATGCATTTTTTCTTAATGTATATTCAATAGTTCCATTTATTTCTATTGTACATTCAACATAAGCAGTATTTGCTCCTGCTGTTAAGTATTTGTATTGTGGACTTCTTAATGCTATATTCGCCATTGTTTATTTTTTTGTTCCTAATATTATTCCTTTTTCTATATCTAATATAAAGTCGTTTACTAATTCTTCTGGTAACCTTTTAAAAGCAGCTTCAAATGGTTTAGTGAAGAAATATGTAGGTTTAAATCCTTGAGCATATATACTTCTTTGTAATACATATGCCATACTTTTATAACTACCTTTTTTAAACTTACCTTCTTTATCTCTAAATCTTATATTCTTTTTTTGTGCCCAGTTTCTTAATGGTTGCATAGGTGGCATTTTCTGCTTATAACTAAATGGGCTATTAGGTGCTTTTTGTCGACCTCCTTTTATTAAAGTTGGTTTTGCTCCTTTAACCCCTTGATCTTGGAACATACCATAATCTTCCATATAGAAGTCAAGTATAAATCCCTTTTGTTCTTCATCTAAAGTATATCTAATAGAATTATATAAATCTCCACCACCTTGTTTGTTTTTAGTTAGTCGTGTTCTTGCTTGTTGAACAACATACCTACCAAAATCGTTAAGAGCCTTATTTAGATTTTCAAAATTCATTAACAGATTTTTATATCATTATAAATCATTATATCCATAGTTGCAGTCCATCCTGCTAACTGATTCTCAAACCTATCGTAAAATGGTTCACAACTTACAGGACTATCAAGCTGGTATTTATCTTTGTATAAAGTACCCATTCTTAAAACCTGAATTACTTTATTTAATACAGCTAATTGTGTGTTTAGAATGTCTTGCTCATTGTTGTTTCCTTTAAACCTATCTTCTGTTATAAGTTTAGATTGATCTACAATGTCCATTGCCAATATGCTTATATTAAATGTAAGCGTTTGTTCTTCTTGTGTAACACTATTAACTATAATATGTGCTAAAGGAAATATATCTTGTTTGTTTAGATTAACGTCATATATATCGCCTGTTGTTACTGTATTACAATTAATGTCTGCTAATAAAGTATCTTTTATAGTTTCAGTTAATTGATAAAAACCTCTTATTCCTTGTTGGCTCATTTAAATTTACTTTTTATTTGTTTTGATTCTAAATCATTTTTGTCTTTCATAAATGCTAACATCATTAAACATTTATGCATACTTAATTTGGTGATATCTTCAAATCTCGTAATATCTCCTCCAGCGAGTCCGTAAAGGCTCGAATACCATCCCCACTTTTTTCCAAATCCAGCTCTTGCAGAAGTTGTTTCTCCTCCTTGTTCTCCAAATAGTTCATCATAGTTTTCGATAATTCGATCCCTAAACGATAAAAAAAAAGTATAGAACCAAATACTGCATCCATAGGCATATTGACTAATCTGTCTTTTAGGTCAGGATTATAATCTTCTATTAGGTATTTTTCTCCCAGCTTTTGTTTTATGGGTCTGTACAGAACATTCATTGCGATCTCTATATTATCCCAATCTCCCATATAAGTATCAAGGTCAATATATTCTCCTAACGTGATTTCATCCAAGTCAGGAACAAATCCATATTCTACATTATTTAACCAGAATGATTTTTGTAAACTGGGCTTTTGTTCAAACATATCACTAATTATTTTAGCAATACGATCTGCGTCTGATAATCTGATGTTTAGAGCATCTTGAGGTTTAACCCTGCAAAATATCTCAATCATTTTAGTTTGTATGAAATTATTGTCCTTACCTTCGCCTTGTACTTTTAAGAACTTTTGATATTGCTTTAATGTAATCTCATTAAGTTCAGTAGGAACGTTTATATTAGCTTTCATACTTATATAACGTAATTAAAGCAGGATTTTAGTATAAAAAAAAAGGTGCTATTTCTAACACCCTTTTTCCAAACAAAACAACTCGTTTATAAATTACTTGCTTCCCAACAATCGTTGGAGCAGTATTGATTTTTCTTATGCATAGGTTTATCACATTCTAAACATTTATATTGTGGTTCATCCGAAGGTAGTGTAGAATATAGCCAATGATTTTCCATTATAAATCGTATTCTTTTAAATCTTCTTTTAGTTCTTCTAATTCTAATATTGCATCGTTTCTTTCTTCACGATATTCAGTATTAGCCATTTTACAAGCCATAAGATCATTCTGCAATCCTGCTACATAAATTGAATTATCAATAAATGCATCTCGTAAACTTAACAGTTCATTATTAGAAGGTTTTACTTTAATCCATTTCTGAATTAGTTCACCTATTAAGATTTGGTTGTTACTATATTCTAAATCTTGTATGTTCTGTATTTTATTTCTCATAAGTCCATTTCTAACAAATGTAAGAAAAAAAACAATGCAACATAAAAGACAGTCCAGCCTAAAGCTGCATAACCTAATATTTTTAGAAAGTTTTCTTTGTTCTCTTTTTTAGATATTTTCTTTGCTATATAATATCTTCTGCTTCCGTTATCTTCGTAATAGTATTTCATTATGATAAAATTTTATTAAAAATAACAGCTATAACTAATAATATAAATGCTACTTTTATTGTGTTAAACATTACTTCGTCTTTTTCAGGATTACGTCCTTGATTTGATCTATACTGCCTTTTTTTCATAGGATATTTTTTTCTAATTGTTTTATAGCTGTCATAGCTTCTAATAACCATTCTTTGTGAGAAGGTGTAAGGTCGGCAAAATCTTTTAAACAAGATAGTGTGCCTTCTGCAATGCCAATTAACTGGGCATTTGTTTTTGTATGTATTTTATCTATAGCCATTTGTCAAGTATTAAAAAGGGAGGTTTTACCCTCCCCTACTTCTTATAAGTAGTGTTTTGGACAACTGTAATGATAAGTGTTGTACAAGTACAAAGCTTCTTTTATTGACTCAACAGGTGTTTGTGATAAAATATCACCACCAAAATAAAGAACTGAACTTTTGTTTTGTCTGGTGCTCGTTATAACATATTTGTATTCGCCTTCGCCAAAATCCCAAACTCCATCGTTTAAATCTATTGTAAAATAACCTTGAGCTTCTAATTGTTTTTTAGAGTTAACTTTTTTTAAATTTAATTTATTCATTTTGTTTTGTTTTTAAATAACTGCTTCATTGCAATTATACAGCTAATATAAAACTATTTCTTTAATTCACAAAATATTTAATAACTTTTTTTTACTTCTCTTGTTCCCTTCTGTCAATCTCCTCTAATAATGCTTGAGCATATTTGATAGTTGACCTAAGTTCTCCTTGAAGTTGTTCGTCTGTAAAATTTGGTATATCGTATATCATATATGCAATATACAAAATAAATAACAAACTTGTTAATAATCATTCTTCAAATTGTACAATATCGCAATCTTTACAGTAGTAGTAATCTGTGTTGTCTTTACCTGAATATATAGTCATTGTCTGTTTACATTTTTTACATTCCATATCATTGTATATAATATTTACCCCTATTGGGATTCTGTAGCTGGTAGCTTACTGCCATTCTTATTGCATCAATCAAATGATTAAATTTATCGATTGGTGTTTTAGATTTCTTCTCAAGCCAACTATAGTTGTTTAGTTCTTTGATTAAGTTTATTGAATCTTCTGTAACTACAAGGTCATAATCTTGCATTAAAGCAATTCCGAAGGTAACTGATCCAGCTCCCTTGATTGCCTCTACTATATTACATCCTCTTTGTTTTAATTCATATATAAGACGTTTTTCTGCAGAATCGCCTACAATTAAACTGTCTTTTGCGTGTTTGAGATTAAGTCTTGCTATCTCGCTTGTTGTTAAAGTTTTTAGAAAAAAGCATTCTTCTAAATATATTATTTTATTAGCTGTATCAATACTTGTTTTTACAAGGGTATTTTCGTCTGCTGCAAATCCATAGTCTTGACCATATACAGGAACTCCTACTTCCTTGAACTTACCTATTGACCAATTAGTAAATATTACACCTTCAGCTTTATTAAGCCATCCTCCCAGCATTTGATGTTTATATTTTTCTGGTCTACGTTGTTTAATGCTTTCTATTTGGTTTATGTAGCTTTCTGAAAGATTATCTAAATTGTCTAAATAGGTTGTGTGTATGTAAGTGATATTATCTTTTTGCAGATTAGTACCTTCTTGTATTCCTTTATCCTCAAAGAACCTTTTATATATCCAATGTTCTTTTGTTGTAGGATTTAGTATTAGTATCACTCTATTATGTTTGCCTTGTTGTCTTACTGATAAATCTATTTTGTCAAATGTATCTTCATTAGTAAGTTCTTCAGCTTCGTCTAATACAAACGTTGTAACGCCCTGTAATGACTTTAGATTAGCTGTTTGATCTCCACTTGATGTTTTGATACCCTTGAAGATTATCTTGCTCCCAGAACGCTTATTTCTTATTTCATCTTTCGTGATATGAAAGTCA